GCTAATCCATCTGCTGCTGTTATAGTTATTGGAGCATGAGGGTAGGCATCTGGTATTATTGTTTGCTCTGGCAGTATTTCGCCTATCCACCACACTTCATTAGTACTGTCTGGATCGCGGTATATTTCTACTCTATATGTACCCTCTGCTGCTGAATCTAAATTTGCATAAAGAGTATTAAAGGCAGCATCATTATTATCTGGATGAAATAGAGTAAATTGTACCCTGCTGCCTAGTATAGGTCTGCACCTATCAAAATTGTCATAATCGTAAGTATGTCTAAATCCGTCTGGGCCTAGTGTAAATCTATGGTTTAGATCGCCTGTGGAAATAGTGCCATCCACAATTTTAACCATCCAATCTACACCTTTCTCATCGGTAAACTCACTTAGTGCATATACTACGGCCATCAGCTAAACCTGTTTCTATCGCGCTCTGCGCGCCTGTTACTAATTACAATATCATCTCCAGATATACGCCCATAAACTTGCGTACCTTCTCCGCCTATGAAATCCTTGAGCTTCGAGAGGGGAGCTATTACTTCTGGATCTATAGCAGCGTTTCTATTATCTCCTACAATACTCATAGTTTCGCCAAATGCTAGCCCACCCTCTGCTAGAGCTGGCACATTTCCAAATGCCTTTTTTACTGAGGCTACAGCAGCAGCTATAAAGGCTGGAATAGATAAACCACCGCTCGCCTGGTTAGCTAAGTTTTTACTGCTTGAGGCGTTAGCTATGGCGTTAGCTATAGCCTGAGAAAGTAATGACTTTAATATCTGCTTGCCTACCTGTATTATAGTTTCTCCAAAGTTGTTACCTTCAACAATGGCCTCAGCAAAAGCGCCCCCCATTTGATTGCTGAACTGCTCAAAAGTTCCAGATAGTGAGTCTGTAGTTTCTGTTATGTCTTCCACTACACCATCAATTTCATTAAGATCATTAAACAGCCCTTCTAAAGGTGAGCTAGTAGTCCAATTAGTTAATTTGTTTAATAAATCATCTACCCCCTCCGCTGCTGTAGTTGCTGAACTACCAACGCCCTCAAACCAGCTACTAAAATCTAATAGCCCTAGTATCTTATCTTTTGCAGCATCCATGTCTTGAGTAGTAACGTACTCTATAGGCTCTGCCTCTAGTGTATTAGTTACCGCATCTTGGAAATTTTCTGCTACTTCCTCTCCTAAAATTGAGGCGTTATCTGCTATAACATCGAAGCCATCTGTAAAGCTGCCTGTAAATACATCAGCCATGCCCTTAGCACCTTTTTTTATAAGCGATAAATCCCCTGTGAAAATGCCCATCACAATATCCCCCAGGGCTGTAAATTGATCGCCTACATAATCTAAAACAACGCCTGCTAAACCTACAAAGCTATTAAAGAAGAACTTCACATAAGCCCACCAATTTTTGAAGGTCAAAATAATCATTTGAATACCTCCCCTGAAAATTACTGAGTTATTGTATAGGTCTATAAAGTAATTTATTACCTCTACTAAAGGCCCTTTAATATCATCAAAGAAATAAAAGAACGCTGTAGTCAAGGCAGCAATACCAGCTATAACTAAACCTATAGGCCCTGTAGCTGCTGCAAAGGCTGCCGATAATGCCCCGCCTAGAGTAGGTAGTATAACTAATAAAGGCCCTATAGCAGCAACAATGCCGCCTATCAATAATGTAGCCTTCTTAAATTCAGGGCTAGCTTTTGCGAACCTTTGTGCCAAGGCAGTAACCCCATCAATTAGTTCTTTAATAACAGGCATCAGGCTTTGTACTAATTCAGCTCCTGCTAACTTCAAGTTGTCTAAAGCTGTGCTAAATTTACCTGCTGTTGTTTCGCTTAGGCGCTCCATAGCACCAGCAGCAAATCCGCCTTCCTCAGCAAAGCTCTTTAGTACTTCATTAAACTGCTCTACAGATACACGCCCTGCGCCTAGTTCAGAGGCAGGCAATCCTGTAGCCTCTGATAAAGCTGTGAAAATAGGTATGCCCCTTTCAGCTAATTGGTTTAAGCTCTCTAATTCTACCTTGCCTTTAGCCTGTACCTTAGAAAATATTGCTGCTATATCATCTATAGAGCTACCCGAAGTTGCGGCTATATCTCCTAGAAATTGTAGCTGATCATTTACCTGGCTTATATCTGTACCTGATGCTATTAACTGCCTAGCCGAAGTAGCAACCGCATCAATTTGGAATGGCGTTTTAGCTGTGAAATCATTAAGCTGTGCCATCATAGCAGAGGCCTGTTCAGCTCCTCCTGTAAGAGAGATAAAACTTACTTCTAAAGTTTCTAAATCCGCAGCGCTTTTTATTGCTGCTGCTCCTATAGCAGCTAAAGGCAAAGTAACAGAGCGCGTAAGGTCGCGCCCCAATGATTTGAAGTTAGATCCAAAGCGCTTCATATTTCTGCGCACCTTGCCCAGCTCTCTATTTAGGTCTTTTGTATTAGCCCCGATATTTACAATTAAATCTCCTAACTTCGCCATCTATTCCTTTTTAGCTAATCCATCTAATAATGCAAAGCCACTAACCTTAGTTTTTTTGCTTTGTTCTTCCTCCTCCCAAGGGAATACACCTAAATCAATTGGCTTAATTTTGCTGCCTCTCTTGGTATGTACGTTTAATAGTAAAGCTGTCTGCCATCGGGTGCGCTCCCAATTAGAGCGCTCCATCACTTCGATAGATTCTCGCCTACCCTTAACCGCATTTGAAAACTCCTCGAACGTAAGTGAGTAGAGTAGGCCTGGGGTCAAACCTAGGAGGCCTAGCCCCAGCTCCTCTACCCTACTCCACGTCAAAGGACTTGTTTCTTCTTCGCTTTTTTTTTCTCTTGTTTACCGCCCATCA